ATACCCATCTGCTACTTCCTTCTGTCTGTCTATGATTCATAATAGCAAAACGGGTACCCGAAGTCAACCTTTTTTTGCCAAAAAATGAATTATTTTTGGCTCTTATGAATCAATGACTTACGAAACTATTTCTGCTTAGAAGCCATAGTAGTCAAGACTGTAAGTACAAAAGAAGAAACAATGAGGGTAAATACGAACGTGCCCGCGCCGAAGGATACGATGAACCACTGTGTGCTAACAATGATGATACCCATAATTGCTGCAAATAACCATAGTGAACCTAACAGCTTACATGCAACTAGTATACTAGTGGACCAGCGTTCTGCTACTTCTTGCAGCGTGGTCAGAAAAACACTAAACATCTCTTTCATCTTTTCTTTTGTGATCGGTGTTTCCATTTTCAAGTTCCTTTATAGTTATACATTCAGCACCCAGGAAGCAGCCCTGTAATACTCTAATGTATCTTTACGTGCAGCCCTAAAAGTACCCCTAACTGTAACATGATCATTGGTAGTTAGATAGTGATCAAACAAATCAACTAGAGGGGCGCGGGCTTCTATACTCAGCATGATGCGATCATCTTTGTGGTCGCGAAACCAATACTCATGCGGGTGCCGCCCTTTACGATAAGCCATGATTTTCTTGATGAACGTTAGCTTCTGCTTTTCAGTTTCATAGTTGAGTTCCTCAGTCTTAAGGGAATGGTACTCGCTATCAAATACAGTATAAAGTTCTTTGTCGTATGTATAGAAGTACGGCAATTTGTATACCATACCTTGAAACTTAATAGGAAGTTGATAGTTGTCAGAAACCTTACTAAATTCACTGCTCAAAAACTTACTTAATTCTTCACGAAAAGGCGTGATACGATCACCACGCAAAGTGGTTAGTACGATCTTATCGTTGTAGTGTCTACGGACAGTTGCAGCGAAGTCACGATCTTCTTCGGTAATCTGTGCTTTAACGAAAGCAGACGTAAGATTACTTTCAAAGCTATAATCTGCTACTGGGGAGCGTTTTTCGTTGTTTAGACGATATAGAACACAACTAAGAAGCAACGGATCTTCTGTCAGGCTGATACATGGTTCTGGCAAAGTAGCATATAAATCTTTAATTGCTGGTGAAATAATCGGACGATGATCCCTCACCGCCATAATATTAGTAGTCATACGTATCTCCTATAATTTCACATTATAGATTGTTGAGGGGAAAAGCAAGCCGTAGCTTACCCAATTGTGATATCTTCCATACCAGCAGTTCTTAGACGAACGATGTGGCCCAACTGCCACTGCTTAGTATCAATTCCTTTTAGAATGCCCAACCACTTATTACGCAACAGCGCAACTTCGTTGATGAGAACTTCAAAATCAATTACTTCTTGTTCGCCGTCAACATACTTTTCAGCGTCTCGTGAGGTTAGGGCACGATTGTAATTTTCTAGATATTTTTGAAAATGCTTCCTACGAATCTTTCTAAGTTGAATGTTGAGGAAGTTGAGTACCGCCTCAATCTCTTGTAGTTGATTGAAACGGTACTCAGTAATACCGGGAAGAGCAGCGATATTAGCCTCTACCTTCCCGTATACTTTTACGTCGGACCTTGCCTTCAGTAACTCACCTTCATAGTAAGTGATGAAGTCAGGTAGTACTCCTAAATCATCAGTGATTTTGTTGTACCAGGTCATTCGTAATCGTCATCTTCGTCATCATAAAAGTCAGAATCAAAGAGGTCTTCATCATCCTCTTTGTGATAGTGTCCATCTTCTGGACTCTCTAGGTAAAACTCTAGCGCACCCTTGATATAAGAATCGCCCCTAAAAACATTCTTAATCTCAGTGGTTGAGTAGTCTTCTTCAATCAAATAATTGATAAGAATCTCCGCGGCGCCTTCTGGGTCACCTGTCTCAATGCTTGGTCTGAGGATCTTCCATACCTCATGTATAAGTCCTACGCTCATTGTTCACCTGCCTCCTGTGCCTCATCAGTAACGATACTTAGCTCAGGTTCTGGCTTTTTGTCAAATTCATCCATCATAACATCAAGACAACCGTCAGTGTTTGATTCCCAAGCCTTGCGGAACTTCTTGATGATAGTTCCATCTAGCGTAGTATAAACAAGAGAGTTACCTTCCTTCTTCACGCGACCCATAGCTTCAAACATATCAAGCAAGCCTGAGTACGGATTCATACCCGTCTCATAAGGAATCTTGACTTGAACAGACTCAAAAGGCTTTGCGTAGCGAGTCTTCATGACCTTACACACTGAACGAATTCCTCGCACTTCGGTGATCTTGTTACCGTCTTCGTCTTCCTTGAGCTTGAGCTTCTTCATTGCAACAACAATACTTGATGCATAAACAAAGCCTTGACCGCCGCTGATCTTGTCATCAGGGTCAAACATGTCCTGTGAAGCATATGTATGATTAGTTGCAACAAGACCCACGTTCTGACTACCGAACATGTTAACACAGTTACGAACAAGTGCAGTAAGAGCCTTGGGCTTACGACCCATGTCTCCCTTCATGTCTCCTGCTTGAAACTGATTAACATCAGTAGGGGTCAGCAACATGCCAAGGGAGTCAATTACGAAAAGAACCTTAGGCTTCTCATCCTCGGGTAGCGTCTTATACTCTTTCATGAACTCGCTGATAGTCTTACCAACGTCATCAATCATTGCCATATTAAGCTTAAGCAGCTTGCTTTCGCTTGTATCAACATTTAAGGCACGAAGCCAAGACTCATCAAGTGCGTTTTCGCTATCAACGAGAACAACATAGATACCCTGCTCCTGTGCGTGGCGTACTAGGTTTCCTGAGCAGATATAGGACTTTCCTGATCCTGACTCTCCGGCAAAGACAGTAACTTTGCCAAGAGGAATGCCTTTGTTAAAGTCATTACTAATACGATAATTGAGTGCATAATTGCCTGTACTCACCCAGTCTGTTGGGTCATTGAACCCGATGCTAAGACCATCAATAGCCTTAGTAATACCCTTTCGAAACTTCGAAATATCAAATGGTTTAGTTGTCATTATGTTCCTATCTGTTTACTTGCTTCAAAACTCTATCAGAAAATGAAACTTTATCAAGTAGTTCGGGACTATTGTTTGCGAGTTGATCTAAGTCATAGTCTGTTGGAAAATGTCTCAGAATCCCACGGGCGCGATCACGAATGATACTTGGGGTCCTAGGCGTCTTGCCCGGATCACAAAGTTCCTCCAGCAATTTCTTACTTTGCTTTAATGCTCTGAATCTTTCATCTGGTAATGTCATGGCTCTGCTCCTTGCAAGAAAAGGGGGAGGTTTCCCTCCCCCAATCCATTAGCCCTTATTCTGTCTAGCCTTAATCATGGCTAGAATATCAGCGGCTTTATCGCTTGAAGTAGACTGTGACTTAGGAACAACTACCGGTTCTGAAGTTTCGAACGGAGGAGTATCGTCCTCTGCAACGATTGCTGCTGGAGCAGTCGGAGCCGAAGATGTAGATGATGCACCCTCAGGAGCAGCAAGACCGTAAGGGCGATAATATGCGCCCCACTTGTCATTGTCGTACGGACGACCATCAACAGATGCTTCAAACATCTCCTTGATTACACGAAGTTCAGCCTCAGAAGGCTTCTTTGGCAAGAAGTCAGCGAGATTGAACAGACCGTGTGCTTCAATAGCAGCCTGTTCAGCTTCGGTCAATGAGGACTCCTTACGTGACCAGTTAGAAGTCGAGTAGTCAGCATAACCACCCTTAGTAGTCTTCTTGATGTTGAAATCAAGACCGCGAACATAATCAGTCGGCAATTCTTCAATCTCTGTATCCATCAAAGAACCCTTGATGACAGTCTGAATCTGCGGAGAGATAATGAAACGACGAATCGGATTAGCAGGGGTAGCATCGTCACCGATAGGATTCTGACGAACGAAGCCCTGATAGATATAAGAACGCTTCTTCCAATACTTGTTAGCGAGGTCCTTAAGAGTGTCATCCTTGTACCAAGGGCGAACTTCTGCGAGAACAGGACAGTTGTCACCGTACATTTCTACGCAAGGAACCTGAACTGTGATCTGCTTTACGTTAGGATCACCCTTGACGCCGTTGAAGGGCAACTTGATGATCTGACGCTCAACCCAAAAGAACGTGTTCTCTGAATTGCCATCAGGAAGGAAACGAACAGTTGCACTTGAACCTTCGTCCATATTCCAGTGAGCATAGATTGCGTTATCTGATTGAGTATTCTGACCCTTGTTCTGGGTCTTGTTTTCTTGTGCCGCGATCCGGGCACGGATTTCTGCTAGACTTGCCATTGTAAATTCTCCTTTATAAATGTGCCTAAGTTGAGCTTTGTTTGTGTTTTTATGTTTCGCTGTCAGGAGACAACTAACACAGTCTGCATATTACATCCTGTGTATAGTATTTACAAGTTAATTGGGTGCAAAATATAATAATACTTTACGTTTTGGAAGAAAAGGGTAACTTAGTTTCCCTTATTTAAGGAGTGATTTAAGTCTAGCCAAAGCATCTTCGCTTTCAGCAAGACCCTTTTCTTTAGCTTGCTTTTCCAATCGGTGTAGACGGGCTGCAAGTTCATCTGCTAACTTAGGATCCTTGGACGTAGAAGGATCCATTTGGATCTTTTGCAAAGACTTACGCTTTTCAGTGTAATCTTCTTTGTCTGTCAACGGGGTATCATTATTCTGCTTTGATTCGCCGCCAACTAGATCACCGACCGTTGCAGGTTTGTTGGCCTTTGGTCCTTTGTTGCGCCACTGACCAGCAGGACCTGTTTTGAATTTTCCTGCAAATTCATCACCTTCCGGGATGCCCTGTGGATTGTTTGAGGTTCTGCTTTCGTCTTCTTCTAATTCTTCTTCAGACATGATCACACCAAACTTTACCAAATCTGCTACAGTGTCTGGATCAAGTTTGGATAGAGGATTCTTCTTTGATTGTGCAAAGTTAGTTGCACGAGTACGTGCATCAAGCTTAGTATCATAACGATCTGTTGAGGCATCGCCAATTTCGTCATCCATTTCTACTAATTTTTCATTGATAACACCATCTGCCCATTCAGCAAGAGCATCGACTTCTTTGACTTCAGTAACATTTTTATGAAGGCGTGATAGAATTGGCATGACTGATTCAATGCGAGGATCCACGGTTTCCTGTACGAATAATTCATTGATGGTTTCGTCACCCTCATCTTCCATAAGAGCAGGAGTCCATGATTCAAAATAAGCATTATAACCACGATGACCTGTCATTCTACTAAGTGTTTCACGGAGATTTTTATAGTGGTTGGCACCTTCATTAATGAGTGATTGTGCAGATTCATTAAACTCTTTGCCTCGGGTAGCACGAACAAATCCTGCCATCTTGTTATATTCTTCGCAGATTGATTTAATGTGTCCCCAGCGTTCATCGTTAGGAACCCCACCTTCTGCAATATGACGAGCATAAACACGAGCAATACCAGGACGAGTGGTTGGAGCAAGGAATCTTTCGCCGTCAACGTTCTCTAAGAAAATCTTCTCAACGTTGCGATAACGTTGTTCACCTTCTTCAAGTGCGCGGCTGTGTTGAATGACAATCTTCACATTGGGTACAGCATCGTTATAGCTGGCTTTCTTGCCCATTGAGTGATAACCCTCTGCGAGTTTCTCTTTCATTTTATAGTATTCCCTTTGTCTCATATCGTCACCTAGACGGTCTTTGTTTGAGATTTCAAAACTAAGCTGTCTGCGCTGCGCCCACTGCTTTATGTGTTTCAAGAACCCTGTCCAAGTATCGTCATATTCTACACCGGGAGTAGAATTGTTAGGACTATTCTGCTGCTCATCGTCAAAGTAGACACTGACATTTTGTGCGTCATCCAACGTGATCCACGCCTTACCGTAATCTTTTCCGTCTTTGATGAATTGGAATTCAATTACATCTGCTTCCTGAGAAGCCTTAACTCTCTGGTTTTGTGAGTTCAGCGGAACAGGCTTGTATCCTCTCACTTTGAGAAGGTCATATAGTTCCTTGTTGAATGATTCAGTATCTAGTGCCATGATGATATTTATGCCAATCTTAGCCTAATACAGCAAAGAACGGGAGTGGAGCAATCATTTCTTCGTGGTCCCTGATCTGAGCTTCTAGATCACCGTGATAATCAGATAGCTGCTGCATCATTCGTACAGCTAATAGAGTGGACATTACTAGATCGTCCGTATCCCCTGTTTTAGCTGCATAACTGCCCCCGTGAGCGACGAATGCCTTGAGTTCACTGATGAGGGGGCGACTATTAACAGTCATCTTCTTTGACTCTAGAAGTGTCTTGAACTTGGCACAAGCAGCTAGTTTTGGTTTTTGACTAGTATTGAACCCTCTTCTGCCTTTTCCGGTCTCACTGATGAAAATACCCTGTATATTAGATTCGCCGTACTCGTTGAGTGACACGATAGCTGCTTCACCGATTCCATTGTTCTCAATAGAATAGTAGATGTTGTTAGGTTCACCTGTGATCTCAGCGATATACTTACAAATCTCAGCAAGTAATTTAATCTGACTAGGAATGTCAGTCTTGTTATGCTTCCACTCGCCAACCTGTGTAGTCGTGCTTGCTTCAAAAATCTGAATAGCAGCAGGATCGCCGCCTGTACCCAATGACGGATCAAGTGCTACAACATATAGCTTACCTTTTTCAGGACGCTTGTACCAGCGAATCTGCCCCATACGATGTGTCGGCTCATTGCCATCAAGCATGACAAGTGTATTTGGATTGATAAGGGTTTCATCAGCGATGATGAATTCACAACCGATTTCACGATTGAAACGATCATCTCCTAATTGAGCTTTCATTTGTTCAGCCCACTTATCATCTCTGCCGGGCTGTTCACGCCAGTATGCACGATAAGCCTTGAAACCGTTCACGCCTACTTCTGTAGTGTTACCGAACTCATCTTCAGTCTTGTTGGCCATCTTCCAGATTAGAGCGAACTGATCTTCGTCTGAGTTTGGAGTTGATGTGATAATCGCCTTACCACCAGTTGCTAGCGTAGGTGTGATAGAAGTCCAAAACTCTTTAGCGATTGAGGGACGGACGAACGCAAATTCGTCAAGATATAGTAGTGTGATAGACATACCACGACCTGTGTTTTCAGTAGTAGTAGCAGACACGATGCGTGATCCGTTCTCAAAGTCAAGTGAACCCTTGTTGTAGGTAGTTACACCTGCTTTAATGTGATCTGGACAATTTTCATACGCATATCGTATTCGTTGCATAATTTCTTGTGCACCGGTATACTTGTGTGCTGCAATTAGAATAGTAGAGTCGGGAACGAACATAGCATACCAAAGCAGATAACCAGCAGCAGAGGTTGACTTACCCGACTGACGAGGCATCAGTGAGATAGAGAAACGGTAACTATGATAAGTGTGGATGAGTCGTTCTTGGTATTCCCAAGGGTGATACAACATACTCCCTTTGGTAGGATGCTGTATGTAAAAAAAGTTATCCATGAAGTATAGATAACCCGTGTCTGGATCACAGCACTTTATAAAGTCCTGTAATTCTTTATCGTTTTTAAATTTCGTCTTTGTATAGGGGTCTTTTACAAGAGACGGTGCCGAGTTGTTTGTTGCCATAATATTATTTATCGCAATATATGCTAACTCTTAGAAAATGGGTCCTCACCAGTGATGTGCGGTTTTGCGAACATGAGTTTAAACCATGCTTGATCACCTGGCTTTATGTTATTCTCACGCATATATTGTTGTTTCTTTTGTGCTAATTCA